CGTTGATGTTACAAATAAAGATAACAATATAAGATTTCTTGTATTCTTTTTATATCTTGATGACAATGATGCTGGAGAAACAATGTTTCCACAGATAGAGAAGTCATCCTTGTGTAAGAAAGGTTCTCTACTTATGTTTCCACCCATGTGGCCTTGGGTACATCAAGGAATGAAACCAGTAGTAAAACCAAAATATATTGTGGGGAGTTATTTACATTATGCCTATTAGAGATAAATATGTATATCTAACAAATGAAAAAGACAAAGAGAGTTGTATTGGTATCTCTGATAAGAAAAGCAAGTTTGCTGGTGTCGTTTACAAATATGGTGATGTATCTATTGGTAAAGAAACAGACGAAGGTAATATGCCCTTTAAATTTAAATTTGATATCTTAGATAACAATGGGCTATCAAGAGCACAATTTGACAGTAATAATGAGTGGTCAGACCTTATAGGTGATATACTCATTGACATAATAGACAGACAACATGAAGAGGAAAACAAACTTGAATCAAACAATTGAAAAGACCACCCTAAGTAATCTTATATCAAACGAAAGGTATGCTCGTAAGGTATTACCATTCATTAAAGAACATTATTATGATATAAGAGAAGAAAAGGTTGTTTTTGAAGAAATAACTAAGTTTGTTGATAAATACAATAAGATGCCTACTAAGACTACTCTAGAGATAGAGTTAGAGGGTAGGAAAGATTTATCAGAAGTAGAACACAAAAAGGTTGTGGAACTTATTCAATCACTTAATTCTACAGATGTAGATTTCGATTGGTTGGTTGATACAACAGAAAAGTTTTGTAAAGACAAAGCTATCTACAATGCAATCGTAGATGGTATAAAGATTATAGATGGGAAAGATGGAAAACGAACAGCAGAGGCGATACCAGAAATACTCACAGATGCTCTTGGGGTTTCTTTTGATTCTAGCGTTGGGCACGACTATCTGGGCGATAGTGACAATCGTTTTGACTATTACCACAGGGTAGAAGAAAAGATACCATTTGACCTAGACTTTTTTAATAGGATTACAAAAGGTGGTTTACCACCAAAGACATTGAACATTGCACTTGCTGGAACAGGAGTAGGTAAATCTCTATTCATGTGCCATGTGGCTGCAAACTGTCTATCGCAAGGTAAGAATGTATTATACATTACCCTTGAGATGGCAGAAGAAAGAATTGCAGAAAGAATAGACGCAAATCTAATGAATATCTCTATGGAAGATTTACATGATTTGCCAAAGAAAATGTTTCAAGATAAGATTACCAAGATTACAAAGAAAACATCTGGTAAACTTATCGTAAAAGAATACCCAACTGCAAGTGCTCATAGTAGTCACTTCAGAGGTTTAATCAAAGAATTGGCGATTAAGAAATCGTTTAAACCAGATATCGTATTTATTGATTATTTAAATATATGTGCATCAAGTAGATTTAAAGGTTCGCAGAATGTTAATTCGTATATGTATATAAAAGCAATCGCAGAGGAATTGCGTGGATTAGCAGTAGAAACAAACGTACCCTTTATGTCTGCAACACAGACAACTCGTACAGGATTTGTATCTTCAGACGTAGGTCTAGAGGATACCTCAGAAAGTTTTGGTTTACCAGCAACAGCTGACTTTATGTTTGCACTCATTAGTAATGAGGAATTAGATGGACTAAACCAAATATTAGTGAAGCAACTGAAAAACCGTTATAATGACCCAACTGCAAACAAGAGATTTGTCGTTGGTATTGATAGGTCGAAGATGAGGTTGTATGATGTTGAAAATAATGCACAAAAGGAGTTAGTCAATAATGGACAAAAAGAAGATATACCAGGCTTTGATAAAACCAGTTTTGGGATTAAATCAAAGGCTGAAAAATATGAAAAAACAGAATTCAAAGTTTAAAGTAGAACTTGTAAAGAGTGATAACAATGCACCTTATGTTGTTATTGAAAACGAGACTAATACCATTATATCTAGACACATGTCCAGAGAAGATGCTCAACATACTGTGAACTTCCAAACAAAGACACCCACGTTTGGAAATCAACCCATACCATCTTTTATGAAAGAAACTCGATAACTTCTAATCCTTATAAATAGTAATAAACTATATGTAAATGGAGAAATTGATGGCTTTGCAGAAATATGTGCGTCAACTTAGACCTATCCAAGAAAACTATGTAAACTATATAGATAGAGTTCAAACTCTTCTAGATGAGTCTTATGATTTCTATCCAAAATCAGAGGAAGAAATTAAAAAAACATTAAAAGATTTTCCTAACGAAAATGTCAAAGATATTATTAGGCTATTTAATTTACTAAAAACTAAACATAAAACTCCTATTAATATAGACTTAAACAAACCAAAACAAGTAAATGTTTCCAGAAGTATATCAGATATTTTTGACATAAAAGACATAAAAACTCAAGCTAAATTAGAAACAATTAAAATTAAATTTGGAAACGGTAGTGGTGTTAGTGGTGATAAAAAACCAACTGGTGCTGAATGGGAAAGTTTAATAACTCACAAGTATAATAGTTTATTAAAAGATGAAAAGTATGATAAATCTGCATTTGACACAGCTCAAAAATTTTATCCAAACTATGAAGAGTCTGCAACTTTAACTGCAAAATCATTTTCTGAGTTTGCTAAAAGTAAAATGACTCAATATGGAGGTGGTGGTGGTAAAAAGAACCTTAGTTCTTTTTGGATTGAAAAAGGTGGTACAAATGGCACACCAAAAACTGATATGTACACAAAAAATTATAATATATCTTTAAAGAAAAAAGGTGGTTCACAACTTGCATCTGGTGGTACAGGAGAAACTATTTCATCTTTTTATGCTGCTCTTGAATATATGGGTGTTGATAGAAATGCAAAAAAAGATATAGATAAAATAATGAAACAAATTGAAGATAATTTTGCAAAAATAAGAAACAAAGATTTAACAGCTGGACTTGCTAAAAAAATTGCAACAGGAAAGAAAAAGGTAGATTTAACACCTAAACTTAAAAAAGATGTAAAATTATTTACTACAACAGAAAAGTTTCATAAAGAATTAAATAAAGAAATTATTGATGTATTAAGTTTTGAAAAGAATCCTTTGTTTAGGGAGTGGTATTGTTTTGAGGTTATGTCTGGATATAAAAAGTTTTCTAATAAACAATCAGTTGCTAGTGTTTGTGTAGAGTTTAACCCTGACAATGGAAAAATATCAAAGTTTATTCCTGTTACATCTGATGGTAAATCTGGTGGGTTGTCAGGAGATACACCAAAAATTTCTAGCGAAGTAAAATCTATTGCATCTAAAATGAAAATATTTTCTGCATGGAAGACTGGTGATGGTAGTCCGGCTTCAGTTATAAGGGTTCTTCCATCAAGTTTTTCACCTTATAAAGAAACTCCTTTAACATTTTCTGATATTATTAAAGATGAATTGAATAATGATAAGGTGGCAAATAAAGTTTTTGCAAATCTTAATGAGGAATTAGAACAATTAGATGAATTTGCTTTAATAGGAAAAATATTTAATAAGTTAAAAGGTATGACGAGTAGAGCAAAATTTTGGCTTACACAACTTTTCAAAAAAATAATTGCAAAAGTTCATGTAGCATTAGAAAAAATTAAAGAAATGGGAACAAAGTTATTTGAAAACTTATTTAAGTTTTTTAATATAGAAATAAAATCTGTAAAAGAATCTATTCCTAGTGACATACATGGATTTGTTTATGGAATGGCAGATTAAGATATGATTAGTTTTGCACAAACATTAAACGAAGATAAGGGTGGTAAGAATTTACACCTAGAACATCTGGAAGATGAAATCATTAACTTTGGTGTTGATGGTGGTAGGGCTGCAATTAACTTCCTACGTTCATTGAGAGATATGTTGGCAGGTGCAAGTCGTAGTTCTGTAAACATGACTGTCAAATGGGACGGAGCTCCTGCTATCTTTGCTGGTATAGACCCAGAAGATGGTAAGTTTTTTGTTGCAAAGAAATCAGTATTCAATGTCAATCCTAAACTATACAAGACAGATGCAGAGATAGATGCAGATTTATCAGGTGCGTTAGTGAGTAAATTTAAGATTGCACTTGAAGAGTTCTCTGAACTAGGTATCAAAGGTGTATTACAAGGCGACCTTATGTTTACAGATGATGTAGAAACTACAACCATAGATAAAGAGAAATACTATACATTTCAACCAAATACAATCGTATATGCAATCCCAGTAGATTCAGATTTAGGAGCTGTAATCAAGAAAGCAAATATTGGTATTGTATGGCATACAACATACTCTGGAAAAACTTTACAGGATATGAAAGCTTCTTTTGGTGCAGATATTAAATCACTATCTAAATCAAGTTCTGTATGGATGGATGATGCAACATACAAAGATGTATCTGGTAAGGCTACATTTAATGCAAAAGAAACAGAAAAAATAACTGCTATACTATCACAAACTGGTAAAACTTTTCAAAAAATTAATTCAGGGGCCCTTACTAAGTTTCTTAAACTACAAGATAGTCTAACTGGTGTATTAGCAGGTGCATCATTAAAGACTTACAATAACAGTAAAGTTAGGGCAGGACAGAAGATATCTAATCCTAATAAACATGCTGTTGGATATGTTAGATGGGTAGATATGTCTGTTCAGAAACAGATTGATAAGGTTAAAAGTCCAGCTGCTAAGAAAAAATATACCAATATACAAAAAGAATATATGAGAGAGTTTAGTAAACTTACAAATACTCTTATAACAGTTATCACATTTCAAAATTTACTATTAGATGCTAAGATGCAGATTGTAAATAAACTAAATAGTGTTAAGGGCTTGACTGATACATTCATCAAGACCTCGAATGGATTTAAAGTAACAAACCCAGAGGGTTATGTTGCAATTGATAGAGTGAGTGGAAACGCAGTTAAACTTGTAGACCGTATGGAATT